ATGACGGACGTGTTCGACCGGCCGACGTCCTGGACGCTGAATTCGCTTGGCGTACGGCCGGCGACCAAGGCCGACCTCAACGCCATCGTCTACTTCAAGGACGATGCCGGCTCCGTGCCGGCCTGGCGTTATCTCGGTCCTGAGGTCGACGGCGGCGACCGTAGCCACAAGGCGTTCGAGCTGCGGCTGATCCGCGCCGGGCTGATGAAGTCGGATGAATACGCCGTGCCGGGCTCTGGCCTGACGCTGGACGCGAACGGCAACATTCCGGGCTCGATGATCGAGCGCATTCTGTCGCAGGTCGGCGCGGCCGAGCAGTTCGCCGGCTACCAGGCCAATGCGACCAGGAAGTCGCTGAAGCGCAAGCCGAAGAATGTCGGCCGCTACTTCCTGCTGCGGCCCGATCTCGGCGGCGCACAGGCGCGCGCCGTGCCGCCCGGCATCTATTGGCGCGCCGGCATCAAGGAGATCGTGCCGGTGCTCGTGTTCGTCACCGCGCCGCGCTACCGCAAGCGCTACCCGTTCCACGAGGTCGCCGCGCGTGTCGTCGCCGAAAGGCTGCTGATCAACGCCCGCGCCGGCTTTCAGAAATACGTTCTGGACAAGGTGAAGTGATGCCGGACCACGTCCGCACAGATCCGCGACGCCATCGTCGCGGGTCTATCAGGCCTGCCGACCACGGCTGCCAATGTCTTTGTCGGCCGCACCCGGCCGCTGAAGGCCGCGCATCCGCCGACGCTGCTGGTCTATGGCCGCACCGAGACCGAAGATCGCGATTTCAACGGCCACCCGCCGGGCCTCGCCCGCAAGTTGATGCTGCATGTCGAAGGCCGCGTGTCGACCTCAGGGCCACCGGATGACGATCTCGAAACCATCGCAGCCGAGGTCGAGCAGGGCATGGCGGCGATGGTCAACTATGCCACGCAGACCTTCCTCGGCGGCCTCGCCACCGACATCACGCTGACGCAGACCGACATCTTCGCCAAGGTCGAGGGCGAACGCCACGAGGGCGCGATCGTCCTGCAATACCGCGTCACCTATTTCACGGTCGAGGGCGCGCCGACCGTCGTTGCAGCCAGCGCCGAATGACCCATTTTTAGGAGAGCAAACGAATGTCCACCACCGACGCACTTCTTGGCTTTGGCGTCACCTTCAAGCAGCGCACCTCGACCGGCCCCGACGTCTATACGACGGTCGGCAAGCAGCGGGTAAAATCGCCCTATGGCGTCAAGGTCGATTCCGTCGATGCCACCCACGAGGAGAGCGATGGCGCGGCCAAGGAATTCATCGCCGGCCTGGTCGACTATGGCGAGGTCGATCTCGAGATCAACTATGTGCCGGGCGGCCAGGCCGAGACGCTGATCCTGTCCTCGCTGAAGCAGACGCTGGCCTTCCGCAGCGTGTTTCCGAGCGGCGCCTATGCGCAGTACAGCGGCTTCTACACACGACTTCGCGCCCGACACGCCCTATGACGGCAAGATGGTCGCCTCGATCAAGTTGAAGATCACCGGCCAGGTCTCGATCGTTGCGGCCGCGCAGCCGGCAAACGTGCTGACGCCGTCTGTCGCGGGCCCCTCCGGCGACGCCACGCCGAACGTCGGCGACGTGCTCACTGCCGTCAACGGCGTCTGGAACAACGAGCCGACCAGCTACACCTACCAGTGGAAGAAGAGCGGCACCAACATCGCCGGCGCAACAGCCAAGACTTACACGCCGATCTCCGGCGACATCGGCGGCACTATCTCGGTTGCCGTCACGGCCACCAACTCGGCCGGCAGCGCCACCGCCACCTCGATCGCGACGCCGGCAGTTTCCTAGGTCGCGCCGTAGGCACGATCCTGACCGCGTTAGATGCGACGCGTTGGCGTCGTCATCTGCGCGCGCCACAACTCACAAGGGCCGCGCACCCGCGCGGCCCTTTCTCACATCCGACAAGGGGACATCATGGCCAATCCACACAAGGGCGACGTCGCGATCGGCGACCACACCCTGCGCTTCGACGTCAATGCCATCTGCGAGATCGAGGCGCTGACTGGCAAGACGTTGATGCAGCTCGCCGAGGAGATGCGCGAGCCGCTGAAACTCAGCATGACGCGCGTGCGCGAGCTGATGTTTTGCGGCCTCAAGCACCACCACCCTGAGATCACGTTGCAGCAAGCCGGCGAGGTGATCGCCGGCGTCGGCCAGCTCGGCGCCGTCATGAAATTCGCCGAAGGGCTGAACGCCGCGTTTCCGGGCAAACAGGAGGCCGCGCCAAACCCTCGCAGGCGGGCCAGGACGGCGTAAGGTCCTGGTCCGACGTCCACCGCGACTGGATCGGGGCCGGGTTCGACCCCGAGACCTTCTGGGGCCACACGCCGCGGACCATCGCGCTTTACTTCCAGGGGCATGCGGCCGCGGTCACCCGCCAGGCCGATCTTGCCAAGCTAGGGGCCTGGTTCACCGCGGCGCTGATGCGCACCCCCCAGACCAAGCGGCTGCCGGATCTGCAATCGCTGCTGTCGACGGCCAAGCCGGTCCGCATGATCGAGACCCCTGACGAGCAGATGGCGTTCTTCCGGGCGCTGGAAGCTGCGACCTCCACCTCTCACTAGGCGAAAATCCCATGGCGAGTGCAAACGTGATCGGCGCCTTGAGCGTCATCATTGGCGGCGATGCGTCCGCGCTCGACAAGATGCTGTCGGGCGCACAGTCGTCGATTTCGTCTTTCGCCAAGAAAGTCTCGGAAGTGGCCGGCGGCATCGGCCTCGCCGACGCGGTCAAGGGCGCGGTGCAGGCGATCACGGACACGGTGCAGAAGGGGCTTCAAGACGCGACTCTTATCAGCAAGATGGCGGATTCGACTGGCATTGCCATCGATCAGCTCTCGAAGCTGAAATATGCGGCTGATCTCTCTGGTGTCTCTTCGGATGCGCTGAAGGGGTCATTGCAGGGACTCGCTAAGGCTGTTGCGGAACTGGCAGCGGGCCAAGTGACGCCGGGTGCGCAGGCTCTTTCGGCGATGGGCTTTTCTGCACAAGACGCCAAGGGGTGGGTGAGCAATTTTGGTGCCGCGGTCGATGCGGTGTCCACCAAATTCAGCAGCTACCGCGACGGAGCAAATAAGGCCAAGTTGGCTCAGGATACCTTTGGTGCGGCAAGTTCTGATGCACTGAGCGTATTCAACAAGGGCGCAATCGGCCTTCGCGAACTTGGCGACGAGGCGCAGAAATTCGGCTTGGTGCTCGATCAGGACACCAAGAGCGCGGTGGAGTCGCTCAATCTCAACCTCGCCAGATGGATGCCATCAAGCAGGGCTTGGTGTTGACCATTGTTTCGAAGATGTCGCCGGCGTTCGAGGCGATCACCGCTCAGATGCTGGAGTATAAAAAGGACGGCGATCTCGTTGCGTCGGTATCTGACTTCATGGCGAGTCTATGAAGTATGTGGCGGCAGTGGGCCTGACGCTGGTTACGGTGTGGTCTCGGCTGGTGGGCTCACTGGGGGATTATTTCAAGATCCTTAGCCAGGTCGCCCATGGTGATTTTTCCGCTGCGATGACTACGGCCAAGGGGTCCGTTGATAAGACGACAGACGCTTTCACCAAATTGGCCGCCAACGCTTCCAAGATGTGGGATGGCATCAAGAAGGAGGCACCGGATGCTGGCAAGGTCATTACTGACAAGATTGAGGCGCCATCCGTCAAGGCGGCTGATGCCGTCAAGGATGCGCTGCAGCTCTTTCTGGACACATCAGCCAAGCGTGCAGCCGGAGTAAACGCAGAGGCCGATGCAGTCGGCAAATCTGTCGATCAGCAGGCTCGACTGCGGGTCGAGTACGAGGCCGAGGCTATCCGTGTTTCGAAGAACATCGACCTGACGGATGACTATCGTCGAAAGATTGCGGCGGCTGGTGATGCTGCTGCTGATGCCGCCCGTCATCTCGCTGCCAACAATCTAACCCAGCAATCTCTCACGCCGCTCCAACAGCGAAATCAGCTTCTCGCACAGTATGTCGATTGGCTTCAGCGCGGCGAGATCAGCTACCAGACCTTCAGCGTTGCTGCGATGAAGGTGCAGTTTCCAAACTTCACCAATGCCGCCATCGCCGCACAAGACCTGCAAATGCAGGTCGACCAGCTCTCGACCAGCCTGGTGAACGGTCTCTCCAGCGCCTTCGCGCAGGTCGTGACCGGCCAGAAGTCGGCCGCCGAGGCCTTCGGCCAGTTTGCGATCCAGTTCATTACCCAGATGGTCGAGATGATCGCCAAGGCGGTGCTGTTCAAGGTCATCATGATGGCGATCGGCTTCTCGGATGGCGGCCCGGTCGGCACAATGCAGGTCGGCAGCCAGTTCTTCCCGCAGTTCGACGCCGGCGGCTACACCGGCGCGGGCGGCAAGTTTCAGCCGGCCGGCATCGTCCACAAGGGCGAGGTGGTGTTCAGCCAGGACGATGTCGCCCGCTGGGGCGGTGTCGGCAATGTCGAAGCGTTGCGGCTTGGCAGCGCGAAGGGCTTTGACAGCGGCGGCGTGGTCGACGGCGCCGGCGGCTCCGGACCATCGGTCCCGCAGGTGCCTTACACGCCGGTGGCCTCGGTCGAGGTCCGCGGCATCAATGCCCGCGACTTCTACACCCGCGACCACCTCGCCACGCTGATCGACGGCCTCAACGGCATGTTCCGCAACGGCTACAAATTGAAGTTGGTATGAGCGTGATCCGGAAAAGTGTGAAGCGGTTTTCCGATCAGATCACGCTCGAACAAAAGTTCAAAGCATGATCGTCATCACCTCGAATATCGTCCTCGACGCCGTCGAGACGACGCCGGATCATCCCTTGATCGGTTGGCACAACATTGTCACCGCGCTCAACGTGGCGACCGACGCCACCGACGCGAACTATCCGGCCTCGAACCTTGCCAATCCCTCGACCGCGCGGGAATGGCACGCCGATCATGCCATCGAGTGTCACATCACCATCACCACGGATGGTGTCACCCAGCTCGATTATCTCGCGGTCGCAAAGCATAATTTCGGTTCCGGCCGCATGCCGGTGTCGGTCGAGGGCTTCATCGGCGGCGTCTGGGTCGCGCTGACCAGCCCGGTCTATTTGCCCTCAGATGACCGGCCGGTGCTGTTCCGCTGGTCGCCACAGGCGATCACGCAGGTGCGGCTGCGGATTCAGGCGGCGGTCGACGGCGTCACCATCCCGCGCGCGGCCGTGGTCTATCTCGGCAAGCTGCTGATCATGCAGCGGCGGCTCTATGTCGGTCATACGCCGTTGACACTCGGCCGCAAGACCAGCGTGTCGAACGGCAAGAGCGAGAGCGGCAACTTCCTCGGCCGCGTCCAGCTCGGCGGCTGGCGCGAGTCCGTGGCGCCGTTCCGGCTGCTCGATCCCGCCTGGTATCGCCAGTCCATGGACCCATTCGTCGCGGTGGCGCAGACCACGCCGTTCTTCTTCGCCTGGCGGCCGGCGTCCTATCCCAACGAAACCGGCTATGCCGTGCTGACGGATGACCCGATGCCGGTGCCGGAGGATTCCGGCAGCGGCAATCTGTTGGCTGTCAGCCTGTCGATGCGGGGGATCGCGTGAAACAGGCGCTGACCTATATCGAGATCGACATTCCCGTCTGCACGCTGGCCTACGGCACCTCCCCGTGCACGGCTGCGCTCGGCGTCACCGGCAGCATCAAATGTTTCAACACCAAATCGACCTGCCAGTCGGCCGCGAACTACAATCCGGCCGACGTCACGCTGCGCTTTGCCAGGGATGCCGACTATCTGCCGCATGAGATCGAGGCGTTTCCCTCGATCAAGGACATTTCGTTCACGCCGGCCATCATTTCGCTCGGTGAGGATCTTGGCCAGCGCGCCACGCTTCAGATCAGCTTCACCGATCATCCGGACAGCGACACCGGCCCCGGCTTCGACAAATATCTGGCGAGCCGCACCTATGATCCGTTCGCGCAGGGCACCTTCTTCGGCAAGCTGCGGGCGCGGCAACCGTTCCTGCGCGGCAGGAAGCTGCGCTGGATCCAGGGTTCTGTCGGAGACGCGCTTGCCGATATGGAAACGCGCCATTTCCTGATCGACGATTTCGACGGGCCCGATGCCGGCGGCGTCTACACGCTCTACGCGACAGACCCGCTGAAGCTGGTCGACGACGACCGCGCGCAATTGCCGGTGCTGTCGAGCGGCTATCTTTCGGCCGATATCACCGACACCGCAACATCTGCGACGCTGCTGCCGTCAGGCATCGGCAACGCCGCATATCCGGCCGGTCCCGACTATCTCTGCATCGCCGGCAATGAGGTGGTGCAGTTCACGCGGGTGGGCGACACCTTGACGCTGACCCGCGGTCAACTCGGCTCGACTGCCTCGGCCCACAAGGCGCAGGATCGCGCCCAGATCGTGCAGAGCTGGTCGGGTGCGGATGCGGCCGTGATCCTGCGCGATCTCTTCATCGCCGCCGGCGCCGATCCGGCCTGGATCACCCTTTCGGACTGGCAGGCTGAAACCGCCGCGTTCCTCGGCAATGTCTACACGGCGCATATCTGCGAGCCGACCGGCACCAAGACCTTGATTTCCGAGCTGATCGAGCAGGGCGCGCTCGCGGTGTGGTGGGACGATCTCAATCAGCAGATCAGGCTTCAGGTGCTGCGGGCGATCGTGACCGACGCCGCCACCTTTACACCCGATACCTATGTGGAGAGTTCGTTCTCGGCCAAAGACCAGCCCGAGCAGCGCATTTCGCGGGTGCAGACTTATCTCGGCCAGATCGACCCGACAAAGCCGCTCGACAATCTCGACATTTCCGCTCGACCTCGCTCGTTGCAGACACCGACAATGAGGACGATTGGGGCTCGCAGGCGATCAAGACGATCTACTCGCGCTGGATTCCGGCGCTGGGCCGCACGGTCGGCGATCGGCTCGGCGCCATCATCATCGGCCGCTTCAAGGTGCCGCCGCGGCATCTCGCGTTCTCGATCTGGCGCGACAATCTCGCGGTCGCGCTAGGTGGCGGCTACAAGCTGCAAGGCGCGTTTGCGCAAGGCCCGACCGGCGCGCCGGCGCTGATCCCGCTGCAGGTGACCAAGCTCGATCCGCAGCCGGACAGCATCAATGTCGAGGCCGAGGAGATGATCTTCACGGCGCCGCCGCTGGTCTCCGGTACCCATAATCTCGTCATCGATTCCAATCTCAACAACATCAATCTGCGCACCGCGCACGACACCATCTTTCCTGCGCCGGTCTCCGGCAATATCGTCAACTGCATCGTCAATGCCGGTGTCGTTGTCGGGTCGAGCACGACGGGCACGCCCGCCTTCGTCGCCGGCACGTGGCCCGCCGGTGTCACCGTCAATGTCATCGTCAAAGGCCGTATCCAGGGCAAGGGCGGTCATGGTGCGGATGGCGTCAACAGCGGCTTGGCGGGTAGCAACGGCCTGTTCGGCGGCGCGGCGCTGTATACCGGCAGGCGATCAATCTCGATGTGTCGGCTGGTGGCCAGATCTGGGGCGGCGGTGGCGGCGGCGGCAGCGGCGCGCCGGTTGCTGGTGTCTACAGTGTGGGTAGCGGTGCTGGCGGTGGCGGCGCGGGTACCGATCCCGGTGACCCCGGCGCCGGCGCAGTGGGAACTGTCGGCAGTGGTTCGAACGGCTTGCCCGGTACGCCGACTGCGGGCGGCGCTGCCGGTGGGGGGGCCGCATCTGGCGGCGTTTATTCGGGAGGCGGCGGACCCGGTGGCGGACCCGGTCTTTCCGGCAGTTCCGGCAATCCGAACAGCGGCAGTCAGCCTGGCGGTACAGGCGGTGCGCCGGGCGATGCGATCGACGGCATCAGCTTTGTGACCCTGACGCTCGGCGCGGGCGACATTCGCGGCCCTCAAGTGAACTAAGAGGAAAATCTTATGGCTGTTCTTTCGCGCCGTCAGTTCACGGTGACGGACCAGGCCGGCAACATCGTGTCCGCGGCGTGGATCGAGGTGAAGCAGGAGCTGGTCGGCGGTCAACCGCTCGCGGTGCTGTATTCCGACCGCGCCGGCGCCACGCCGCTCGCCAATCCGTTTCAGGCCGACAGCAACGGCTTTGCTTTCTTTCATGCGCCGGCTGGCGTCTATCGCGTGCGCGCTTATCTCGGACCGTCCGGCGCGCCGACCTTCGAGCAGATCTGGGATTATGTCGCGGTCGGCACCATCGACGAGCTTGATTATTCCACCGACGTCACCCTGGCTGCGAATTCCGACGCACTGATTCCGACGCAGCGGGCCGTCAAGGCCTATGTCGACAACATCCTCGCCGTGCAGGATGCGATGGTGTTCAAGGGCGTGATCGACTGCTCGGCCAATCCGAATTACCGGCGGCCGATCGCGGCCACACCTATCGCGTCTCCGTGGCCGGCAAGATCGGCGGCGCATCCGGCATTGTCGTCGAGAATGGCGACATCCTGATCTGCCAGACCGATGGCACAGTCTCCGGCACGCAAGCATCGGTCGGCGCGCAATGGGACGTTGTCCAGGCCAATATCGACGGCGCCGTCGTCGGGCCCGCCTCGGCCGGCAACAACAACGTGCCCGTGTTCAGCGGAACCACCGGCAAGCTGCTCGCCGATTCGACGCGCAGCGCGCCATCGGGCTCGTTTGTCGGCACCAGCGATGCGCAGACCCTGACCAACAAGACGATCAACGGCAGCAGCAACACGCTGTCGAATGTCGCCAATGCCGCGCTGTCCAGCATGTCGGCCTGGACCATCAAGGGCAATGTCACGTCGGGCTCGGCGGGGCCGACCGATTTCACCATCGGTGGCTTGACACAGAAGGCCTCGCCGGCGGGGACGGATCTGATCCTGATCCAGGATCAGGCGGCGTCCGGCGCGCTGAAATACGCGCTGATCTCCGCGGTCGCGGTGGCGGGCTCGGTGGCCTCGATCGACAGCCTCACCGGTGCCTTCACCACGGGTGGCGGCCTGACATCGTCAGGCAACGTCATCAAGCCGAAATATGACGGCGCCGTCTTGCAGACGGGATTGACCAGCCCTGCCGGCATCACTGGTTCGGCTGTCATGATGGGTCTTGGGGGAACGGCCAAGCTGACACCGACCTACAGCAGCAGGATCGAGGTGACGTTCCAGGGCAATGCGGTCAACAACACCGCCGGGAATTTTTCGACACTGAACCTGCGCTACGGAACCGGTTCGGCGCCGGCGTTCGGCGCGGCGCTTGCGGGAACGGCCTTGTTGGGGAGCTCGCTGGTGCTTGATCATCCGAACGCATCCAAAAGATCGGGATTCGAGGTGACTGCGATCGTCACGGGGCTGACGCCAGGGACCGCCTATTGGTTCGATCTGTCGCTGGCGTCGAACGCAAACACGTCGCAAATCCTCGATTTGAACGTGTCCATCAAGGAATTTTGAGAGGGGGATCATCATGACGCAATTGACGGCCGATCAGCGTATCAAGCTCACGATCGGCGAGCAGCATGTGCAGATCGAGATGCTGAAAGACGAGGTTGCGGCGCGCGACATGGCGATTGCGCAGATCCGCGCGGAGAACGCCGAGGCCCATGCCAGCCTGCAAAAGGTGACAGAGGAGATGGCGCGGCGTGCCGAGGAGATTGCGACCTTGAAGGCCGCGCTGCCTCAATCAGTCGAATAGCGCCGGCGACATCGCCACTTCGTTCCGCGCCGCCTCCGGGCGGCTTTTTCATGCCTGAAGGAATCAATCACCATGCGTCTGATCGACGACTGGCACATCGAGCTGCATCGGCTCTGGACCGTGCGCGCCGGCATCTTCTTCTTCGTGCTCAACGGCGCCGTGATGGGCCTCGCTGCGTTCGGCGAGGTGCTGAATCCCTGGCTGTTCCTCGGCCTCAATATGGCGGGCTACGGCCTGATCGGCCTGCTGCGCCTGCTGAAGCAGGCCCCAAGAGGCGACATCGAACCTTCCCTTGATCGTGCAGAGGAGCCTGCGCAATGACTGCGAGAAAGACGGCCGTCACGGCCGGCGGTGCGGCCGTGATCGCGGCGACGGTCGCGTTTCTGCCCGCGTGGGAAGGCATGGACAAGGTCGCAAAGCCCGACATGATCGGCACCGGCCACCCCATCACCTATTGCTACGGCCAGACCGACGAGTTCGGCGCGGTCAAGGCGGGCCAGCGTTTCACCAGGCAGGAATGCGACGCGAAGCTGGCCGAAAGCCTGCCGGTCTATCTTGCGAAGCTCGAGCCTTGCGTGCATGTGCCCGTGCCGCCGAAGACGATGGCCGCGCTGCTCGATGCCTCCTACAACGCAGGCCCTGCGGCCGTGTGCCGCTCGCCGATGGTGGCGAGGATCAACGCCGGCAATATCCGCGCCGGCTGCGAAGCCTTTGCAGGCTGGTATGTCCGTTCGGACGGTCAGGTCAGGCGCGGCCTGGTCGCGCGCCGCGGCGGTGACGGCCGCAAGGGCGAAAAGCAGCTCTGCCTCGAAGGCCTGAATGAGCCCAAGGGCGAGTGGCGCACCGACTGGACCCAGGCCGCGCCGGTCGCTCCGCCTGCACCGGCGCCGAAGCCGGCCTGCGCCTGGTGGAGGCGCTGCGCATGATCATGGCTGTGCTGCAAGCTGCTTTTCAGGCCGCTTGGCACTTCGTGCTCGGCTGGGCCGGCATCGACATGATCGTCGGCTTCATCGCTGTTGCCGTCGCGGTGCTTCTGCCGCGGCCCGCTTGATGTCATCACTGACTTGAGAAAATGGGCGATCGTCACGGCAGTGATCGCCTTCACCTGCACGGGGCTGATCGCACATGGCTACAAGAACGGACTGGATGAGAAGCAGCGCAGTGGGATGCGGCGCTGGTGCGTGAATTCGACCTTGGCGAAAAGGCTCGCGCTGCTGCTGAGCGTGACGTTCCTGGCGTTACCGACCGCGGGCTGTTTCGAGGCGACCCGGACACCGTGACCGCGACGACGAGCAACAGCGAGGCGGACCGCAAGGCAAGGTGCGCCGGCTGGCGCCGCATCACCTATTCCGGAAAGACTGACACCTTCGAGACCATCTGGCAGGTGCGCGTTCACAACGCGCTTGGCCGCAGGAAGCGGTGCTGGTGATGGCGCCGATCGGTACGGATAACGGAGACCATCGCGAATGACCGACCTCGACGCCGTCAAGGCGGCTGCACGGGAGGCCGTCAAGGAAATGCTGGAAGTGCTCGGCATGGATGTGACGACGCCTGCGGCTCGGCTGGAAGTGCAGAAGGACTTTGCGCATCTGCGGACGTTGCGCCTCACCGGCCTTGCCATTGTCAACAAGATCATGATGGCGGCGGCCGGTGCTGTCGGCACCGGCATCGTCGGCCTTGTCTGGTATCTCATGACGCACGGGAAATCCTGATGGCTGAATTGAGTGATGCGCAATTGCAGCGCGTGGCGAATGCATTTCGCGAGTGCGGCAGCAAGACCGCCGCGGCGAAGGCGCTGGGCATGGAGCGGAGGAAGTTTCGTTATCAGCTCGATCGCGCGGCCGAGCGCGGGCTGCTCGGCTTCAAGCCGGTGCTGCCTGGCTACCAGATCAAGCAATCATCCGCGCAGCTCGGCCCCGATGGCGCCGTTCAGAAGGAATGGGTGACGCAGCACAAGGCGTCAGGACCGGCCTTCCAGATGCCGCCAGGGCAGATCCTGAAGGGCGTGTCGGCCTTCGTCGACGCCGATGGTGCGATCCGCCATCAATGGATCAAGACCCGGCATGACGGCGTCGCGCCGGCGCTGATCGAAGCGCTGAAAGCCGAGTTCGAGGCCTATCGCGGCCGCGCCAGGATCGTGCCGGCGCCGCGGCGGGTCGATCGCGATCTGCTGACGGTCTATCCGATCGCCGATTTGCATCTGGGCATGCTGGCCTGGAAGCCGCAGACCGGCGCCGACAGCGATCTGCGCATCGCGACCGAAAAGCTGCTCGACTGCGCGTCGGACATCGTCGCCAAGGCGGACCGCGCGCGCGAAGCGCTGATCATCAATCTGGGCGACTGGTATCACGCCAACGACCAGCGCAACGTCACGCCGAAATCGAAGCATCAGCTCGACGTCGATGGCCGCTGGTTCAAGGTGCTGCGCGCGGGCCAGCGCGCGTTCCGCTCCATCATCGACATGACCCTGGCCAAGCACGAGCGCGTCGAGGTGGTGAACATTCCCGGCAATCATGATCCGGAGGCCTCGCCGGCGCTGGCGCTTGCGCTCGACGGCTTCTATGAGCGCAACCGCCGCGTCAAGATCGCGTTCCCGTCCGACATCTATTACCGCCAGTTCGGCAACACGCTGCTCGGCTGCGCCCATGGCGACAAGATGCCGCCATCGAGGATGGCGATGGCGATGGCGACCGACCAGCGTAAGGCCTGGGGCGACACCGCCTATCACTGGTTCCTGTACGGCCATATCCACAAGGACAAGGCCGACACCTATGGCGACGTCTATGTCGAATCGTTCTCGACCATCGCCGACAAGGACAACCATGCCGCCGCCGGCGGCTGGCGCTCGCGGCAGCGCTTGCAGGCTATCACGCTGCACAAGAAGTGCGGCGAGGACGGCCGGCAGTTCGTGAATATCCCGCCGCCGTCGATGCGCTGATGGAGCTGGGCCGATGGCCAGGACGACGCCCCGCCGGCGACATCCGCGCGGCCGCCGCTTTCGCACGCGCCGGCACGATATGTTCGAGCCGAGCGACTACGACTATCCCGACGAGACCGAAATCGAAGATTGGATGATTGCACAGGTGAGCAATGGCGAAACGTGACCAGGTGAAACCGCAGTCCAAGGCGCTGACGGCGAACCCGAAAGACCTCTATGGTGCCAAGAAGGTTTCGCTGTCAAAGCTGCCGGCTGTTGCCGTGGCGCACGCCGCGCATGCGATGATGGATGGGGCTGGCAAGTACGGCGCCTATAACTGGCGCGACAAGGCTGTCGTTGCCTCGATCTATGTCGATGCTTGCAAGCGACATATCGACAATTGGTTCGAAGGACAGAAGCGGGCGACGGACAGCGAGGTGCATCACCTCGGCCACGCCATTGCTTGCCTTGCAATTCTGCTCGATGCCGAGGAGACCGGAAATCTGATCGACGATCGACCTGAGGGCGACGAAGTGGCGGACCGGGTATTCAACGAAATCGCCACGATTGTCGCGCGCCGTGCGGTTGGCGAAGTCTAACCATTGCTCTTTGGTGTCGTGAGTCCGACTTGGACAAGGTACTGCATGAACTCCTTACCGCGGTCTGTTGCGATCAGCCTGTCATCATTCTGCTTCGCGACTACGCCTATGTTGATCAGAAACCCTATCCATGCGTCGAACGACCCGGTGTCGTGGACGCCAGGATACAACGTCTTTGCGTTGTCATAAAGAAGTTCGGCGTGTTGGCGCGATATCCCTCCAGCGTTCGCCGCGAGAAGAAGTTCCAGTTGCGAACCGAAAATGAGTCGATAGAGAATTTCAAATTCTCTATGCATGTTCGTGATGGCAAGCCCGCGGACGAGTCTCTTAATTTGAACATCAGCGGAGTCGTTTGCCGCGATCAGTTGTACTTGAATCTGCTTCTCCATCTCCGCGATGGTTGAAGATGGTGATGGCAGCGAATGCTGCTCTGTTTCTTCTGGTGATGGAATTTCGGCTTTGGACTGAGCTTCAATCTGCTGCTGCCCTGTAACGGCGTCTCCGAAGTCAATGGCTCCGCGTTCTCCTGCCCCTATCTTCTTTGTACGTTGGATAAGGGAAGCAACGGGACTACGGAAGATCAGCATACCTGCAAACGCAATGATCACCATAGCGGCTGGCCACGCTATAATCCCAACGAGCTGTTCCATCGCTTCGATTCCCCCTGCTTCGAAATCCAATCGCAACGATCCAGGGAAGGCAAGGCGGCCTATAGGGAAATCATTGAATCAGACGGTATTTCTTGACGGCCCTGCCACGTTCCACCGGAGCTGGCGGCTTGCCATAGTTCAAGGCGCGCATCACCGCGATGCGCGACAGCATGACAATGCCGCCGCGATCGGCTGCCTCGATCAGCAGATGCATCGCAAGCTGCCAGTGCTCGGCCTTGGCCTCGCGCGGCGGCAGCTTCACGATCATGTCGGCCGCATCGCGTAGCGTTTTCAGCGGTGGGGAATCGGGGATGGGAATCGGATCGTCGAACGTGCGATCCCAGCCCATCAGGCGAACAGATCGTTGCCGGCGGGCAGCAGCCGGAAATAGGTCCCGGATTCGTGCTGCCAAAGCCAACCGCGTTCGATCGCGACTTTGACGCCGGCGCCGTATTCCGGACCGCTTGCGCCGAGGCCCATCAGCGCCGCGTTCAGCCGTTCGGTGTGCAGCCGATCATCCTGCACGGGCTCCATGCCGGTGGCGATCTCGACCAACTTGCGGGCCGCGGCTTCAGGGTCGGCGAAGGGGCGACCCTCTGCGTATCTCATCCTGCATGTCCATCTTGTCTTGCTCGGAGCGGGCCAGCGTTCGGGCTTGCTCGATCGCTTGCTCGCGCGAATGGCGTCCGTTGATGCTGCGTCGGCTGGGGTTGTCGTCAAAATAGAAGTAGCAGCTCAGGCGAACCTCGATGCTTTCTTCATGCGGGATGATGCGGATCTGGTCGGTCAT